AATTATTTTCAAATTCACAAGAGTACTCAAAAGTTTCTAGGATTTTATATGTAGCTTCTAAACTAAATAAATTGCTATGCTCCACACCAAATTTGAATATTTCAATTAAATCAGCTATTACAACTAAGCTAAATATGCTATCAAACTCTGGGTTTGTTATTGTTCTTTGTTTTGAAGCCGTTAATGTTAATTCAAAATAATTTACCATGTTGATATCAAATGAAATCGTGCCAACTATTTCATAATTTCTTCTATTCTTAGTGAATATGTACTTAATTACTGATACATTATTATTTGCTGCTAATATAATTTCGCCATCATGAACGATAGCCCAATATTCTATACTTTCACCTATAGCATCTGTTACTGTTATACTATCAGTAGTCAGCGTCACGTTAGCTGTTACCAGTGTTCCACTCACATACTTATCAAATATCGTATATGATTCAGTATTGCTATAGACCTCAATCTCAGGCATGTCATCAAAATATCTTATAAGGTTATTGAACTTAGCGAAACCGTTAGGCACAATAATATTTTTGCTATCTGATACAACAACTATTTCGTAAGTTATTGCTAGAATATCGTTGACATCCTTATCGAATGGAAACGTTAATATTGATACCTTATCAACCAGTGGTCTAAATACTTGCGGATACCATTTAGTATAATCAGTATCATCTATCAAATTCATATCATTTGACAAGACTAAACTACCGCTATCCAGCTCATAATCTGAATCTACATAATACACAGGATTCTTATACCATGCGCTATTAGTTTTCTTTAGGCCATATCCGCCTACTCTTGAATCTTTAAATGCCATGTGCATGACAATGGTATTACCACCACCCACACCATATATAGGCATATCAAGATATAATCCACCACCTGTACGATTGAATGTTGCGTTCGTTAATGGTGTGTTATATGTATCTGAATAATCAAATAAGTTCATTATCGTGCGCTTGGCATCGACTAGCAAATTGCTATCACTATTTTTTGAGGTAGTTCCTTCATATAACACTAAATATTCTCTATAAACAAAATTACTTTGAATATTTTTACCTGTATATACAAACGCACTAGGTTCTCTTGTGATTCCTGTTTCTCTATTTATATTACTGAACCCCTTAGTGAAATCAGCTATACATTTAATGAGTGTCTTATCTAACACATATTTAATATTAGTTATTATCCAATACTCATCATTTATAGTTATATAATCGCCTTTAACCCAACGATCCGCCCACACATAAAATGTTTCTGTTAGGTTCTTAATCTCATTACCTATTCTATTAGCAATAGCTGAAGAGTTTTCCATGTATCTTGATAACTCTATTGAGCCATCACGTTGATTATTACTAATTGTTGCTTTATTAAAACCTTTTATATTATATTTTTCTGTTACGTAAGCAATGTCTCTTGATGGTCTGTAATAAAATCTGCTCTCTATGTTTTCAGGGCTTATATTTATATCTAGTTCAGCTGACTTATCAATATAATCGTCATCACTAGGGCCTAATTGCTCTCTTGCTGATATGTTTAAATAAGCGGTAATTGTATTTTTTAAAGCATTTATATTTTGAGTAAACACTATGCCCTGTTTATTCCAATATAAGCCCTCTATTGTTGACTTGCCTGAATTATAATATATGTTATTTTGCTTGTATGTTGGTCTTTCTGTTGCTTGTAATTGTTCTAAAGGATTTGCTTCCGAAGATATTTCTAAACTCGAATAATCTTCTTCTAGTCTAATTCCGTTTGTATAATCAACTGTGATAGTTGCCGTTCCTAATTCTACAAGAGGGCCGACCATATAATTATAAGTAATATCTACTTTTGCTATAGCCTGATATACAACTGATATATCGCTATCTAACTCAAACTGTAAGTCGCTTGTTTTAAGCATCGTTGATTTAGAACGTGGTGTGATATAATAATCCTTGTTTGGAAACCATATACCGTTACCATCTTCGCTCAATGCGTTTCTAGTTTTGCTTAATATCTCTGTTGCATAATCGACATCATTAACATTACTCTGACGTCCCTCTGCATTGATTGTTAATAATGTATTTCTGTCTGTATATTTTTCATAACTTATATACCATTTGTTGTTTTGCCATGTAACTCTTGGTATAGAATTTATTTTCCTGAATAAATCATACACTATCACTGCAAAATCTACACCTTGATATTGTTTGTTTATCATTTTTTCATTATAAATTGTATCTGTTTCATCAAATTCAAACAAGAAATCTTGATAAAAGCCTAATTCTCGTTGATAAATCAACAATATTTCTTTGATTGTCTTAGATGGAACTGATGTAAATTGTCTATCAACTGGGAATATCGTACTACATATCGCTATATTTTCAATCAGCGTTAATTTATGCTCCCATAAATCGTCTCTTAATTGTAGAGGGTTGTCGCTCTCTATCAAATACTGTTCACTATTGATTGTGCATCTAGTAAACGGTTCATATCGGCTTTCTCTAGTTGACACAATAGTCAATGCACCAAAGTCGGCTGTTTCTTGTCTATTGCGATTATATATAGCTTCGCTTGTTATTTCAACAACTACGTCATTGATTGTGATTACTATACTATCCATAATAAGCACTTCCACTCGCTATATTAGCACGCTTGCCTTGCATATCTCTTTCATACTTATTAGCTATATTAGTCCTAGCCATATCTCTATAATATGTAACAGAATTTAAGGCTACATCCGCACCTACTAGCCCAACACCTACAAATCCCGTTGCTGCTATGGTTGTTACATATCCTAAACCTTTCATAACATTGTTGATATTAGTTTGTAATATTTCGTTTCCTGTTGTTGCACCTATTTCACTTCTAACTGTATCTATTGTGCGTTTAGCTACTGTAAGTCCCATAGCTATCAACGCACCTTTTTTAATTATGCTTGTTTTATTAGTAGGGCTTACCCCTATTTGATTATCAGGGCTTGTAGGTGCAAGAGGTGTGTCTCCTGATTGACCTTTATACCAATATATTTCGTATGTTCCACCATTAAATGTACCTGGCATATTTTAGCCTCCTTTTTATATTTCTACAAATCTTAATGTGATCTGTTTAACTCCACCTTTAGTTTGTATTTCACTAGCACTTTCAACTGTCATATTCCATGTAACAGGTGTTTCGCTGCTAAACGTTTCACTTAACCAATACGTTGCGTCTAAATCAGCTGTGCTATCTGTTTCATCGAGTAATGCTGTTTCGTCGTTATAGTTAATTGTCATTGATATTACCATTGAACGTCCTATAACTTTATTGTAGTCATTATCTGTCGTACTCTTCTTATCGCCTGTATAGAATCTGCGTGTTGATACTTTATTGATACCAAATGCGTCTATTATTGCAACGTTTTCTGCCGTTGTTCCAAATTTCCACACGCTATCTTGACCGAAGTAACCAAAATCTATTTGTGTTACGTTCAACGTACAAGATATAATCGCATATTTACTATTGCCTAAAGTCGTCATACCTTGATAATTAGGCGCTTGAGTTTTGAATGTATATTTCTTACCTTCTATTGTTGCTGATGTGCCTTGTAACGCTAAGAGTACACTAGCTATATTTGCATAGTCTAAATCTGTTGTTTTATCATATTCTTGCCCTTTTATTCTGATTAAAATACCAAATTCTAGTAACCAGTCTATTCGCTTGTTATTCTCAACAAATACAACAGGTTGCTTAGTCCGTACGCTAACCGGTGAAAACTCTAACTCTTCATTTACAAGTTTACCAGTAACAGCTTCTAGCACCGTCATTTTATCTTGATAGAACCTGAATACATAATTACCTTTATATAACAAAGTTCCAGCATTTAGTTGTGTGAGAAAATAATCAAATATTGCTTCCATCTGCTTCACTCCTTATTTTTTCCATTGCACCTTGACTTATCATGTTAACTGAGCCTTTGCGTTTAGCCCGTTCTTCTAACTTTAATAATGGAGCTTGTTGACCGTTTTCGGCATAGCTTTCATGACGCATTAAGTCGCCCATTGTTTTTCTTCTGATAAAATATTGATTCTTAGTACTGAATATTGTACCCTCTTCATTATAAATAATGTACGGCACACGTTCTGTATCATATTTACATAACAAGAAATGCTCATTCTCGAAGAACTTAGCACCTGCCATAAACATAAACCCTGTATCATATGGCATATCAGTTGTCACTACCATACGCATAGTCTCTAGGTTCATTGTCCCGCCCTCATCACGTTGTAACCAATACTTTAGTTTTACGATATACTCCACGTCTTGAATTGTTGTCAGCCTTAGGCCTTAGTTCAGGTATATCTAATATACGCACTTTTTTTTCGCCTATGATTATTACGTCGTCTATTACAAAATTTATGTCGCTATCGGTTATGTATCTTGATCCCGTATCCTTAACTGGCATATTGATTAAAAATGCTACTTGTTTGCTATTTGTTACCTCGTTGCATTGAAACTTATTCTCTAATCCATCAACATCTTTATGAGTTAATGTCATATTATTATATTCGGGCTTACGTCTAATCATGCCCAATCAACTTCTTCTTGTGTTGTGTAAGCTATTTCAAAGTCCGTACCTATTTTATAACTTCTATCAAGCAACAACCCATTATTTAGCTCATCATAAGCTGTTTGTGGAAAAGTGTCTTTAGGATTGTTAATATAAGCATTTAAGTCCATTCCGCTTTGCATAGCTCCATGTACCGTTTCAATCATTGCAAACATCAAGGCGTTTACTTCACCTTGTGTGTTATCGTATATTTTAAGCCTCATATATTGTTGATGTTTATAAGGCTCTGCTCCTCTATAATAACTATATATTAACCTATACACATTACGACTAATCAGTTTTAATGCTTCAGCAAGTTTATCACCAAATATAACATTTAAGTCATTACTGTCATACGCTGTATAGTTTGTTATCGTGTCTACGTTGATATAATATTCTTCTAAATCCATATTGTATTTCATATAAGCACTGGTTACTATCATAATTATCTCCTTTAAAAAAGAGGGGAGGGCAAATACCCTACCCCTAATTTATCTTATGCTGTTGTATCTGCTACACCTTTGTTTAATTGAATCAATGTTGCTCTTACTGTTCCATAATTATAAGCCATACGTCCTTGAATAGCTGAATCGCCAATGAATTGACCTGAACCATCTAATGATTGTAATCTAGGTTCAATTTTCCAGTTATCTTTATAAGCGAATCCTCTTTTTTGCATACATACGATATTTGAAGTAGTTAACAATGTAGTTGAATACACGTCAAATCCTGATACTCTACCAATCCAACCATCAGCAAGGATTTTATCTCCTCTGTCTGTATTAAGGACTAGCTTTGAATCAGTATCTAATAATAATGCTTCCATGTCAGGGGTTATTACCATACTACGATTAATTCTTGGTGCTTTTGCTTTATCTAATGCTTTTTTAAGTGCTAAAACATCTGTATAGATTGAAGCTGCATCAGGTACTGCTGCTTGACATACTAACGCTGTTGCTCCAGTTCCATTTGCAATAGCTGTAAAGATTTCATTTACAACTGCCGTGCTTGCTGCTGTTCCTGCTAATACACTTGCATCACCGCCACTATTTACAGTTTTAACAATATATCTTGTTCCTACTACTAATGAACCAATCGCTACTGTATCTGCTGAAACTAAAGTAGTACCACCTGTAACAACTGCTGCGATAGTAGTTGTATCAATGCTTTCTCCTAATGCTCCTACTGCACCTTCAAATCTACTTGCTACTATGTCTGCTGGTGCTGTTTCGATTGTGTAACCATCTAACAATTCATTTACTGCAATTTCTACTAGATTAGTTAAAGCCATATATGCTGAACCATCATTACTTTTATCTATACCTGTTCCCGGTGTATATGTTGCTACTGTTGCTAGTGCATTTACATACACACTAACCGCTGTTGTTCCCGGACTACCCATTACATCCATATTTGAAATTGAACGGATAATACTTGTTTCATATAATACTTGTTCGGAGATATCGGAATACCCCGTTATTTTTCTTGCGCCTGTTGGCATAATAAATCCTCCTATTAGATTTTATTTTCTAGTGCGTTTTTCTCGTTTTGATAAGAAGGCTTCCCCTATGTCCATATCGTTAGTACCTTTATGCCCAAATTCATCCTTCACAAAATGTTGTGTTGTCGTGATGTCGTTTGCTTTTGCATAAGCTGATACTACATCTTCAAAACTATTATCTTCGGTTACTTGTCTATTGAAGTCCCATTTAAAGAACTCAACTTGTTTATCTTCAGTAACGCCCATTGATTTAATAAGGTCAGTTTGCTTCTTATCCTTTGTTTCTGTTTCTATTTTAGTCAGCTTATCAACTCCGCTATCATAATCTTTTTTAAGTTTATTGAACTCAGTTGTTAATCTAATAACTTCCTCTTTAGCTTCATCAGTTGAACCGCTAACTTGTTTGATGTATAATTTAACATCTTCTAAATTAGTCCCCTCAACACCTAGTTCTTTAATCATACTTGCTAAGGTTTCTTCTTTAATTTTATCTATTTCCTTACTTGATTCTTTAACAACAATATTTCTATTTTGAGTCTCTAGTTCTTCATTAACTTTGGTATAGTCGACTTCCCCATCGCTAGTGTGTTTTTCTAATAACTCCTTAATATTAAACTTTGCCATTATTTTACCTCTCTCTTCTTGGTTAGAACCCCAAGTGGTATCATTCTAGTACGATGCCCTAGATGGCATATTTTTTTTTAATCCATTATAAGAAAGCATCTACAATTTATTCTTTCCCCTATTGATAACCTTGTATCACCGGGATATTGTGCTCTCAATCCTGCTGCACGGAAATCACTATCAATCGGCACTCGCTTATTCTTTATAGCGTTATGCCACGGAGTTTGTCTAACTCTACTATCGTTCCGTGTTTTCCATGTCTTGTGTGTATACCCAAATTCATCACCTTGCATCAGTTTCCCACGCTCAAGTTCTGCATGAGCTTCTGTTCTTATTGCTCTACGAACTCGTTTAGGATCGTTATACTTTTTTAATAATTCCTTCTTACTCTCAGCGTATGTCTTGCCTTGCAATCGCTTAACATCTTTATATATCTCGCTCTTAGACTTGATACGAACATCAATTATCTTCCTTTGTATCTTGTCTATAACTGCCTTCCCCTTCTTAATAAAACTATTAAGCAGTTTCTTCGCTGACTTTTCTCTATGAGTCAATAAACTACCCTTGAATATCTTATCAACCTTTTTTGTAAACCTCTTAGGGTCTTTAGTTGAATACATACTCGTTAAGGCTATTATAGGCGCATAGGCAACCTTTTCTTTAATCGTTAGTGTTCTAGTTAGCATAATAGACAAAACGGCTATAAGGTAATAATACGTCGCATCCCTATTTGCGTTGGTATCGTTCTCTTCCACCGCTTCCTTTGCTGTTTTACCGTTTATTATTGCTTTATTTATATTGCGTGTTGCTTTAGTATCTTTCTCAATGATAGTTAGAAATTGATTGTTTAAATCATCTATCTTTCTCATTCGTCGTCATCATCGCTATCTTCATCTTCATCTTCTTCATCTTCTTCATCTTCTTCAT